GCAAATCGCAGAAAGTCATTTTGTTCCCGTATGAGTGGAATGAAAAAGAAACTGACATCAGCAAAAACTGCAAATGATCCAGATTCAAGAATCAATAAATCATTAAGAAAGTGGAATTGTTAGTATGCCGAATAATGATATCTATCTTGGTAATCCTCTGCTTAAGAGGGCAAATACCCAGATTGAATTTACAGAAGAACAAATCTATGAATTTTTAAAGTGCAAAGAAGATCCCGTATATTTTGCACGTAATTACATTAAGATTGTTACTCTCGACCACGGACTACAACCTTTTAGAATGTATCCGTTTCAAGAGAAGTTAATTAGCAATTTCCACGAGCACAGATTTAATATTTGTAAGATGCCTCGTCAGACAGGTAAATCTACAACTTGCGTCTCATATCTATTACATTATGCAGTCTTTAATGATAATGTAAATATTGCTGTTCTTGCGAACAAGGCATCTACTGCAAGAGATCTTCTTCAAAGATTACAACTTGCTTATGAGAACTTACCCAAGTGGATGCAGCAGGGTGTGATATCCTGGAACAAAGGTTCTTTGGAACTTGAGAATGGTTCCAAAATATCATCAAACTCTACATCATCATCTGCCGTTCGTGGTGGATCATACAACATCATCTTCCTGGACGAATTTGCGTTCATTCCAAATCATATTGCCGATGACTTCTTTGCGTCGGTTTATCCCACAATTTCTTCTGGTCAAAGCACAAAGGTCATTATTGTTTCTACCCCTCGTGGTATGAATCACTTCTACCGTATGTGGCACGACTCTGAGAAGGGTAAGAACGCATATGTGGCTACAGACGTTCATTGGTCCGAAGTGCCTGGTAGAGACGAAGAATGGAAGCAGCAGACGATTGCAAACACCAGTGAGCAGCAGTTTAAGGTTGAATTTGAGTGCGAATTTTTAGGTTCTGTAAACACACTTATTAATCCGGCAAAACTACGAAATCTTGTCTATGAAGATCCGATTAAGAGAAATGCTGGATTGGATGTTTATGAGGAAGCAAAGGAAGAAAATAACTATCTAATCACAGTTGATGTTGCAAGAGGAATTGGTAATGATTACTCAGCATTTATTGTTTATGATATTACAAATTTCCCATATAAAGTTGTAGCAAAGTATAGGAATAATGAAATCAAACCGATGATGTTCCCAAGCGTCATTCATCAAGTAGCAAAGGGTTACAATGAAGCCTGGTTATTGGTTGAGGTCAATGATATTGGTGACCAGGTTGCGAGCATTCTACAATATGATCTTGAGTATGATAATGTGTTGATGTGTGCGATGAGAGGTCGTGCTGGGCAGATTGTTGGTTCTGGTTTCTCTGGTAAGAAGTCACAACTTGGAGTCAGAACAACTGCGGCAGTCAAAAAATTAGGATGTTCAAATTTAAAGACCTTATTAGAGGATGATAAATTACTTGTATGTGATTATGATATCATCGCAGAACTCACAACATTTGCTCAAAGGGGCAATTCATTTGAGGCAGAGGAAGGTTGTAACGATGACCTTGCAATGTGCCTGGTTATATTCTCTTGGTTAGTCGCACAAGACTATTTCAAGGAAATGACGGATAACGATGTCCGTAAGAGAATTTATGAAGAACAAAAGAATCAAATTGACCAAGATATGGCTCCATTTGGATTTATCTCTGATGGTATTGATGAAATGACCAGTTTTGTAGATGAATCTGGGGATAGATGGTACACTGATGAATACGGTGATCGTTCTTATATGTGGGACTACCTGTAATAGTAGCAATTTATAAATACTTGTAGAATAAATTTGGATTGCGAGGGACTTAAGATGCCGCTAAATTTAGCATCTCCTGGAATTGTAGTAAGAGAAGTTGATTTAACAATTGGTAGAGTTAATACGGTTTCGGATAGTGTTGCTGCGCAGGTAGCACCTTTCGCAAAAGGACCTGTTGATTCTCCTGCCGTTATTGAAAACGAAAACGACTTACTAAACACTTTCGGGCAACCATATTCAACCGATAAGCACTACGAACATTGGATGGTGGCTTCATCATACTTGGCGTATGGTGGAACAATGTTGATTTCAAGAGCAGATGATGCCGGACTCAAGAATGCTTTTGTCGGAACAGCTTCAAGTATTAAAATTAAGAGTGAAACTCATTACAATCAACTTGGATATGATGAGAATACCATCACCAATGTAACAGTTGTTGCTAAAAACCCAGGTTCTTGGGCAAATGATGTTAAAGTTGCAATTATTGACGCTAAGGCAGACCAAATTTTAGGAATTACCACTACAAACCTAGTAGTAGGTTATGGAGTTACTCAAGCAGTTTCTGCAAATACCATTTTAGCAGGAGCAGGAACAACTAGTATTTTAGATGGATACTTTAAGGGTATCATCACAGAAATTGGTACTGGACAAATTTCAACAAAAATTTTGAGTCACGTTTCTGCAGCAGGAACTGTAACTACAGTAGATTACCAACCAAGTGGTGTTTATACATTTGGAACAAGCGGAAATCTAACGGTTCGTAATAGCAGTTCAGCAGCAATTGCAACATCTGCGGTATCATCTGCGCTTGATTGGTTTGATCAGCAATCAATTACACTTTCGAATGGGTCAATTTCTTGGAACACAATTGCTGATAGACCATCAACATCAGATTATGCAGCATCAAGAAGTTCTAGATTCGATGAACTCCATGTAGTCCTTATTGATGATAAAGGAACAATTACTGGAAATGCTGGAACAATTCTTGAAAAGCACCTTTCACTTTCTAAAGCAAAGGATGCATCATTCTCTGTAGGAAGTCCATCTTATTGGAGAAAATATCTTGCAACCAATTCTACCTACATTTATGGAGGTTCTTCCCCAGTAGGAATTGTAACGACAGGATTTGTAGGAACTGGAGCAACTTCATTTACTCCAGCAAACGATGTTGGTTGGGATCAGGAAGCACAAGATATCATCTTTGCTGCAGCAGGTGCTCCAACCTATACTCTTGCAGGTGGTAAAAACTATGGTGGAAGTGCAGATTTAACAACTTCTGGTTCTCTATATTCGGGACTTGATGATATTATCAGTGGTTATATACTATTTGAAAATACTGAAAACTATGAAACTAGTTTCATCTTAATGGGTTCGGCAAATTATGCCAAAGAAGATGCACAGGCACTTGCTAATAAGTGTATTGCTGTTGCCGAAATAAGACAAGATTCTGTTGCGTTCATTTCACCATACAGACAAGCATTCCTAAGTGACTCTACTGTTGGAACCGTTACTGTAAATAATGATGATACAATCACTGATAACGTTGTAAGTTTCTATGCCCCAATTACATCCACAACTTATGGTGTATTTGATAGTGGGTATAAGTATATGTACGATAGATTTAACGATACTTTCCGTTATATCCCACTAAATGGTGATATTGCAGGAACATGTGCTAGAAATGATATCAATCAGTTCCCATGGTTCTCACCTGCTGGTACTTCAAGAGGTACTATCTTGAATGCTGTAAAACTAGCATACAATCCTGGTAAAGTTCAAAGAGACAAACTGTATTCAAACAGAATCAACCCAGTCATCTTCTCGCCTGGTGCTGGAATCATCTTGTTTGGTGATAAGACCGGATACGGTAAAGCATCGGCATTTGATAGAATTAACGTTCGTCGTCTCTTCATCTACCTTGAAGAAGCTATCTCTGCTGCTGCTAAGGACCAACTCTTCGAATTCAACGATGAAATTACAAGAACAAACTTTGTAAATATTGTTGAACCATTCCTCCGTGATGTCCAATCTAAGAGGGGGATCTTTGATTATGTTGTTATCTGTGATGAAACAAATAACACTGCGGCGGTTATTGATTCCAATGAATTTATCGCTGACATTTACATCAAACCCGCAAGATCAATTAACTTTATTGGTCTTACCTTCGTCGCCACCAGAACTGGTGTTGCTTTTGAAGAAGTAATCGGAAACGTTTAATCAATTTAGAGGTTTAAAACTATGGCAACCCGTCAACAACTAAATCCACCCCCTTTAAGGAAGATTACTGACTTCAAAAGTAAGCTGACTGGTGGTGGTGCAAGACCCAACCTGTTTGAGGTTGTTCTTTCATTCCCAGATGCTGCTGCACCAGATGCAACAGTTTTAGATAAGGCAAGATTCTTAGTTAAGGCTGCGAATCTTCCAGCATCAAACGTTGCTGCGATTGATGTTCCTTTTAGAGGAAGAACCCTCAAAGTTGCTGGAGACAGAACTTTTGATAGTTGGACTATCACTGTTATGAACGATACAGATTTCTCAATCCGCTCTGCGTTTGAGAACTGGATGAATACAATCAACAGAGTATCTGATAACACTGGTCTCACCAATACAGCAGACTATCAGGCAGATGCATTTGTTTATCAATTGGACCGTGATGGTTCTACTTTGAGAGCATATCACTTCTATGATGTATTCCCAACTAACGTTTCTGCAATTGAACTATCTTATGATAGTGGTGGAGACATTGAAAACTTTACTGTAGAACTACAAGTTCTCTGGTGGGAAGCAGTAAAAGGTAATTCTCCTGCAGCAGGCGGTCAAGATATCAACTAAATAGTTAAATAACAGACTAACTTTAATTATAATATGGCAAGACTTTTTGGTTTTTCAATTGAAGATACAGAAAAGAAATCCGCCTCTATAGTTTCCCCCGTTCCTCCCAATAATGAGGACGGGGTTGATAATTATATTGCTAGTGGATTTTATGGTCAATATGTAGATATTGAAGGTGTCTATAGAACAGAACACGATTTAATCAAAAGATATCGTGAGATGGCCATCCATCCAGAGTGTGATGGAGCCATTGAAGATGTTGTGAATGAAGCAATTGTCAGTGATTTGTACGACTCACCAATTGAGATTGAACTATCAAATCTAAATGCCAGTGATAAATTAAAGAAGGCAATTAGGGAAGAATTTAAGTACCTTAAAGAAATTTTGGATTTTGATAAAAAATCTCACGAAATTTTTAGAAATTGGTATATTGATGGAAGACTTTATTATCTAAAAGTTATTGATACCAAAAAACCTCAAGAAGGAATTAAAGAATTAAGATATATCGATCCAATGAAGATGCGATATATTCGTCAAGAAAAGAAAAAAGATAAACAAGATTATATTAATATAAGAGCAGGTGCAGATGATACAAAGATTCTTTCGCCAGAATTAGAAGAGTATTTTATCTATACACCAACGCCAAACTTTCCAACTGGAATGATTACCAGTGGTAGTGGACAAAAAGGAGCAGTAAAAATTGCTAAAGATTCTATCTCATATTGCAGTTCAGGTCTTGTAGATAGAAACAAAGGTACTGTATTATCATATCTACATAAAGCAATCAAGGCACTCAATCAACTTAGAATGATTGAAGATTCTCTTGTAATTTACAGACTATCACGTGCTCCAGAACGTAGAATTTTCTATATTGACGTTGGCAATCTCCCAAAAGTAAAGGCAGAGCAGTACCTCAAAGAGGTTATGTCTCGTTACAGAAATAAACTTGTGTATGATGCAAACACCGGTGAAGTTCGTGATGATCGTAAGTTTATGTCCATGATGGAAGATTTCTGGCTACCACGTAGAGAAGGTGGTCGTGGAACTGAAATTACCACACTTCCTGGTGGTCAGAATCTTGGAGAACTTGCCGATATTGAATATTTCCAGAAGAAACTTTACAGAGCACTGGGTGTTCCCGAATCAAGAATTG